AAGGGCGAGGCATATAACCAAGAAAATCACCAACGCCAGCAGATACGAATTTTCGCGTATAACGGCGATGTTGGAGGAGGCTAGATAAAGGTGTAAGTTTTCCATCTACAGTAACATATTTATCCGAAAGTTCTTCGGGATTAAACTGAATTTGTTTAGTAACATATTTAACAACGTATCGAGCACGCTTATGCGTGCCTTTTCCAAGCCACACGAAGCCGAAATCGCCTACAGCCTCCCGAATTTTGTTGTAAAGGACGTTTGTTCCGAAAAGGAAGCCATGAAAGTGCAGGCGAGGTTCATTTCCGATCTCAGGGTGAGTTCCGAACTCCTGAAAAAACGCATGCTTAAAAGAATGACCAAGCTTGTGGCGAACGCGTTCATTCCATCGTCGAATAAACTTAGCCGGATCAAGAAGCGCCTCCTGATAGTACTTAGGCGCAATCGTGATAGTAATAAATATCGCCTGCTGGCTATCGGCCTTGCAACGAGCCAACTCGCGCTCGAGACGAACAAACCAATCGTTACGCAAACGACGCAGGCAATCTTCACACTTTCCACATGGGACAAGCAGCCACTGGCGACTGACGTCCCAAGGTCGAAGGGCTAAGGCAGATTTAGCGACATCCGAACCATTACGACAAGGATTCTTCTTATCGAAATAACGACGGTTGCGGATCCATATGGGAGACGAGCAGGCCATTAGAAAAGACTTTCGAGACAATCGAATTTAATATAAGGGTTAGTGCGGCGACAGCGAATAAGATAATCATTCGCAGGGACTTCGTCGACGAACCAAGCAATAATGACTCGCTTTCGGCCACGGTAAGCGCCAACCGAATAACGGTGAGGTCTGCTATTAATGACAGGAGAGTATCTAGGTCTGAAATCGAAGTGATCCATAATTCAAAAATTAAAATATACAGGGAACTAATAAACAAAAGAGAACCACAGGAGAGATGAGTCTCCTGAGGTTCAACGAGTTAAAGAACTCTTCCACCGAGCGGACGGGTCACTACTCTAGTGCCCTTTCCCTTCTTCTTTCGACGTGCTTTCATCGTAAGTCAAGTCAGCATTAAACATAAGGACAAGGGTGTTGTCGAAAAAGTCGATCGAAAAGTCAGGGTAAGCGATCAGAGCCTCTACAAGACTGGGGATGCGACAATGATCGATGTAGGGCGAAACAGAAATAGTAGAGTGCGCCACATAGTCTGAGATAGGAGTACAAGCAAGAGCATCAAGATGAAGCGGCTCAAACTGCCCATCCTTAATGTATCCTACCTGTACAAAATCAATCTTGAGAGCCGGCGAAACCCGGCGAATAACAACGTGAACGTGGGTCATGATAATATAATTTAAATGTGTTTAGAAAAACTAGCATAAAAACGCGACCAAGCTTCAGAGTGCTTAATCCAAAACTTGTAACCCTCAGAAGTTGAGGTAAACAGGAAAGCGGAGGAGATAAGAGAAGCAGGGCCGAGCTTGGATTTACCAAAAAGATATCGGATGTGCTCACGCAAGCAATCTCGAAAGGAGCTCGTAGCCGTAGGACGGCGGTCGTAGTTTGCCCGAAAAGCTCTGTACACCCTTCGGCGGACTAGCCATTCGACAAACGCATATTCTACGACATCGACTAGCAATCTGTCAACTTTAACGCTTTTTTGTTTTTCCATAATAATAGAGTTATTGGTTTACAATGCAAATATAACAACAAAAAACTCAAAATGCAAAAAAAATCAATAGTTCTAACGAGATCTACGAGTACTGCCATACGTACTCGAGTGACCACTGCGATTCATTTCCGTTTTCGCGTAACCAACAACGTTTCCGCTCGAGTCATAACGAGTTGTTAGCGATGAGCCTGCGGAGCTGCTGGAAGAGCCGCCGGCTGAAATAGTGCCAGCGGCACGAGACATACCTCCACGAATTATGCCTGCACCAGCAACGCTACCAGCGACACTAACCAAAGATTTCGCGATTTCGACATACGGATCAATCTTCGCATTACGAAGAGCGATACGAGCTTGCTCGGGGAGAAAATCAGAAGCATTCGCTTCGTTTATAGCTGTCTTGTCATGAAAATCCTTAAGAGACATAGAAACCTTAAAGGTTCGAGGCCCAGGATTTGCGCGAACAACGGGATTTTTGCTCCTAAGGTTCTCAGAATATTGAGGATTCGGAATGTCAACTTCAAAACGTTTATCCCAATTGCGTACAAGCTCATTGGCGGTATCGAGATTGTTCAGGCGCAATGACTCTATAACTTCACGAGCTTGACCGCCAAGAGCCTGATTAAGAGCGGCCTGAGTTCTCATCATAAAGGATTGCGCTGACATCAAGGCGCCTAGATTCTCATTTTCGATATCCAAACGACGAACCTCCCTATCAATAAGAGCGGCCTGATTTTTTTTCTCATCAATAGCACTCAAAAGAGTAGCGTCAGAAATAAAGAGGGCATTCTTCTCAAGACTCTCCTGTACTTTGAGAACATCAACAACAGCCAAATTATGTTTGGCGGCAGATTGCTCTAGATCTACACGAGCTTGTGCCATAAGAGTGTACAGCTGCTTACCTACGTTTTGATCATTAATTGATTGAGCTTGAGCGTTATCAAGATTAGCAGCAGCATCATTACGGCTAACCGTCGATTGAGCAACCATATTCTGCGCAATAGCGGTCGGATCACCAACGGGAGGCGAGCCAAGGCCAACAGAGGGACCACCAGTAGGGCCGGAAGCAGAGGGCATAGGGGCAGAGCCGCCCGACATGGTAGCGTTCACACCGACACCGGAAGAGCCTAAAACAGCAGCGGGAGTTACACCAGCCTTAAGATAGCGATCAAAAACCTTCGAAGGGTCATTGTAGGCATTCTCATAGTCAAACTGCCTCTGCCAATTAGCATAAGAAAGTTCTGACTGTTTCTGCATCTGCTCCAAGGCGTATTGCTGTTGAAGCTTCATTTGCTTTTGCTGAAAACGCCACTGGCGGCGGGCATTCATACCGCCGAAAAGTTGACCAAGGGCGCCGGTAATCAGGCCGGTAGTACCCGTAGAGGCGGCGGATTGGCCAAGAGCTTGGCCGAAAGATGCGGCGGCGGTAACAGGAACGGGCATACTACACGCGAGTTAAGTTGTTAGAGCGAATGACATAATCGACACGAACAGTGTCGATGTGAACACCACTACGCTGCACCCTAGCCTGGGCAGAACACGAGGCAAGGAAAAAGGCAGCTAAAGCGGCAACAATAGAAGAGACGAGCGTCCAAAACGCCTTCGACTTATAAAACGGATGTTTGGGATCAGACATGATAGTAAAATTTAAAGAACGATAGAAAAATGCGCGACCACTCCTGCAGTCGTTACCAATAACCTCTAACAATTCACGAACTCTTGCAAGAGGGGTCCGCGCACGTAGCATATATCGTCGAGTAAAGAATACGCTATTTTTCTTCAGGCCTAGTAGAATTCGAAGTAGGGGTAGGATTATCAAGCTGTAAGTCAATGAGTTCCTGACCTACCTCGAGACCGTCGAACTTGTCCATACGAGAAAACGAATTAGGGTCGAAGTCAATCTCGGGATTGAATTTCTCACCCTTATCGAAATCAGACGAGGTAGCCTCAACATCGGGGCGACCAGGAAGAACGTCAACAGATCCTGAACCGTTAAGAACAGAGAGAATGCGTTGACCACGAGAAACATAAGCGGGGGCGTCCTCAAGTAACCAATCAAGTGCCATAGGATCAATATATTAGCGATTAGACAAACGGGTTGCAAACGTTTTATTAACCAAATTCTTCTTCTGAACAGAATACGAGAGATTAATAAAGAAATTATCTTCCTGCTTGGAGCTGAACGGAGAGTTCACCTGATCGATATCTACAAACAGAAGGGAGTAATACTGATTGTAGCTCGCCGACAAAACGCGCTGTTGAACCCAATAGGAATAGAGGGGTAGAGAGTTGAGAGCGCCCTGGAAACGAGACAACTGGCCAAGAACCTCATCGTAAGAAGCTCGAAACTCATTAAAGCAAGGCTCATAAGCCACAGTTTCCGCTGAGGACGTAGTTCCGAAACCAAATTGAAATCCAGGAACATCCTGATATCCAATATCATTATAGATCGGATTGAAATAATCAGAGCCAGTATAATGGAGATAATCGGGGTAAATACCCGCCCAATAGTAGACAGGACGAATACTCAGCATGTCGATCATGTAGCCGGGCTCACGAAAATAATAAGATTGGCGGCGACCAAGGCGCTCATTGAAGGCAATGGTACCACCTTGCTGGCCAAGAGGACCATTAACACTCGGGCCAGTGAAATTATTTTGCCCCGCTTGATTCATAACAATCTGCACATTGACAGTCTGTGAAGCACTAAAAAGCAGCTTAGGTCTATCAACGTGCTCAATCTTCGACGCAAAAAAAGTCTCCAACCAATCGCTATAGCGGGAACCTCCAGCGCCGAGCAAATCTTTATATTCTTGAAGCCGCGAAGCAATAGCCAACTGTGGAATAGTCGAAACTCCAGACATGGAAACACCCTCCGAGCTACCGACGGGAAGCAAGCGACTGTAACGGTCGGGATTAGAAGGTATAACAGCCATCGGATGGGACACTAGAAATGCTCCAAGCGTAGTAACGGTCGTAGTACTAGGGCCAGTGGCAAACTGATTCGCAGGACCGGCAGTGGACAACGAGGTACTTCCAGGATAAATAGTAGAAACGGGGTAACCATCCTTAGAAGCGGTAATCGTAGCGCCAAGATCGGAAAGCAATATCTGAGAAAAAAGATTCCCCCTATTGTACGTATTGTTAGACGAAGACACGGCAGCAGGATAGAATTGGCTCTCAAAAAAAGCATCTAAAAATTCAAGACTTCCAAATCTTTGCGAGAAGAACGACCGCTCGTCATTGAACTGAATAACATTATATGCAGTACCAGTACTATTGGGGATGAAATACCAACTACCGGGCCAAGCGAAAGAGTAGAGACCCCACTGAGAGTAGCCGTAGTAATTGCGCACAATATCCCAATAAGCAAGATAAGAATCGGCAGTACACCAACCTAGGGGGTATCCCAATTGAGCGGTCGAAAGATTGGCCGACATAGGAACATTGCTAGAAGTTGTCGCCGGAATAGAAGCTGGGACAACGCGCAACCAGCGGAGCAATGAATTCGAATAAGGATAATTGTCAGTAGTGTACGGATAAGATGCGGTCGACGAAGCAGCAATAAAATTCAAACTCAAATTGTTCATATCGAACTTGCTGCTATTCGTCCTCATCTCAGGGTGATACAACTGAAGTGGCACCCAAAAACGATGAAGTCGAATAGTGTAGGGATTGAACGTCGGAACAGCAAGAGGATTGCTACGAACATCAATGCCCTGCTCAATAGAAACACGGTCACGAGCATTAATAAAATCGACGCGAACCGGATACAAAATACCCGGTGTACACGTAAAGGCCTTACTCTCAGGAACATCGTACCGGGAGTAACCATTAACAACATGTGAGATAAAAGGTTGTTTTCCCATAAATTAAATAATTAGTTGAAGGTTATAATGATCTCTCCAAAACTGAAGAATATCTTGATCTAGCCAAGTGGGAGGATCAAAGTCAGGCATCTTACGAGAGGACGCAGAAAAGCGCATTACTTGCTTTTGCTCCCAAGCATATGACGCTCTACGGGATACGGCGGAATTGAGATTGAACCGCTCAACGCACAAAGACACAATACGCTTAACCAAAGAAGACTTGCTAAAATGTGCATAAGCGTCAGCAGCGGCAATCGAACGCATAACCTCGTCTTCCGATTTAAGGTACCTAAGATAGTATCGAGGAATCGTGTAGTTATAATTGATACGCTTCTTGAAATCAAAATAAGACCACGACGAAATACAAGCAGAAGGGCGAGGCATATAACCAAGAAAATCACCAACGCCAGCAGATACGAATTTTCGCGTATAACGGCGATGTTGGAGGAGGCTAGATAAAGGTGTAAGTTTTCCATCTACAGTAACA